GCCCTCTGAGTAATTCTTCTTTTTCGATTTCTCGTAGCATATTTTGAATTTCTGACTTACGCTTGCTACGGTTAGCGTAGAAGTCATCAATAACCGCTTGCGGTAACAATCCATTTTCAAGACTTGCTACTGCTCCAACATCATCAAAGGACATCACTTCATCCGCAAAACCCTTTTCAACCGCTTCACTAGCTGACATATAGGTTTCATTTCTCATCATGTCAAGAATTTCTTCTTCTGATAAGCCAGTTTTAGCTACATAAGCGTTAACGATAGCTCGATCGCTTGATTTTAGCGCATTAGATGCTTTATCCAGATCATCACTATTGCCAGATACGTATTCGTAAAGTGCCTTGTGGATCATGATCTGTGCTGTTGGACTGATAAGAACTTTATCAGCACCCATAATTGCTACGCTTGCAGCACTCGCAGCCATTCCGGTCACTTCTACAGTTACATTCCCAGAATAACTTTTTAAAGCAGTATAAATTTCGCTTCCTACAGTCACTAGACCACCGTTGGAATTGACTTCCAAAACGATGTCGCCATTGTCTTCTGGGAAAGCGTCTGTGATAGATTTAGCACTTACCGCTTCCAAGCCAAAGTAGTCGTAGGCTTCTTGGCTATTATTCGGAATTAGTGGTCCTTTCATCTTGATTCTCTTTGCCATTTTCATTCTCACCCCCTTTCATTGCTTGATATTCCTCTTTCTTATCCAAAAAGACATAGTTCAAGCTGGATTGATAACGATCCATGTTAGGGTCAGATGAACGCTCTTTACCAAGCTCCACGCGCCCCTCGTTTGGCGTGATGACTTGGTTGATAATCAACTTCGTGATCTCGTCTACGTTACGGCCTGTCACGCTTCGAGTGTCGAACTCGATCTTAAATAACTTGCGTTCTTCATCGCCCAGCACTTTAAGGGCAAGTTCACTCGTGATAGCGTCAAAATAAAATGGCAAGTCGTTCGCGACATAATCCTCAGCCAACTGTGCTACAGATTGGTTAGGGCTATTCACACCCAGCTTATAGCTTGGTACACGCAAGGCTTTCGCGATTTGCGCGGTCGTAAAGTTATTAGATGTAATCAGTTGCAAAACGTTCGTGTCAATTTCAAGTGGTGTATATTCCTGTGTATCGTCAAACACTAAAGGACTACCACCAGTTGAACCCTCACGCATCTGCTCAAAGTCCATACGGGCTTTCTTACGTGCTTCACCGTTCAACTGCGCACCCTTGAGTTTAATAATCCCGCTTGAAAATCCGTCACGGAAGAATTTAATCAAGGTATTCAGCCCGCCATCTTGCAGGCTGATTTCACTACCAAGCGAAAGCAGCGGAGACCGTCCTAAAATGGTATCGTGGCTAAAAAACTTCCAATGAATGACATCTTCTGCTTTACATCCAATCGCCTTACCCGTTAAACGGTCACGGAAGGTATATATCAGTCTGTGGTCGTTCGTCTCTTCTACGGTCGTTTCAGACGGTCTGTAGAATTGAAATTGAAGTGCTTTATCAGTCTTAGGATCGCGTAAGATTCGAGAGAATGAATTACCTGTCAGAATCGCGTTAACGGTCATTGCGAACTTCCACGTTCGTGCCGACACGTTACCAGTCGATTTAACATTTAAGAGATAGTTCAAATCTGCATCTTGCTCAATATTCCCCGTAAAATCTTTCTTCAATAATGGGAATCGTGCGATATCCCCAGCGATGATGGTTACTGCTGTTAAGATATCGCTATTCTTTAGCGCAGAAATTCCCGTGTATTCCGGGGAGTAGTTACCAGATAACACGGAAGAAATGTAATCATCATAAGAGGGTTTGGTTGATCCCAATGGTTGAAAGAAACTCATATAATCTCACCTCCTTTCTATCCATTGAAATCAATGTTTCTTATGTTTGAGTTCGAGTTGTCTAATTCTGTTTGCTAAAACTTCAATGACATCCACTGTATCTTGAGTAAATTTAAAGACATCATTCTCTAAATACTCAATACGTTCTAGTAGTTCGTATTTTTTCTTGATTCGTTTCTTCATTGCGCACCTCCTCGATCAATGTAAATGGCTAAAATAATTAGGATCAATCCAGTTGAGATAAATCCAACCACTGGATTGACTAAAAATAGACCGTAAATTAAAAACCCTATGCCGATCAGCAATAGGATTGTGTGTATATATTTCAGTAAGATCAAAATAGGCTACCTCCTCCCAATATTTTCTCGTTCGTCCAGTAGCCAGACCCGTCAAATGGTTCAAGGTAGCACACTGCATAAGCATCTAGTAAAGCATCTAGTGGGTCAATTTTATTGCTATTTTTATCTTTATCAATACGCATACCGTTATTATCGACTTTGACACGCGCATTATTGATAGCCATAGTAAGCAACTGATTCCCAGCGTGTTTGATTGTGCCTTTTAAGACTTCATCTCGCAGTTGTCTAGTAGGCATATTCAAAACCATTGTGTTTTGTCTGACTTCGATCAATGGCCATTCTGGATGCCGTTTCTCAATCATCGCAATCAATGAGCTAAACTGGTATGGGTCAAAGCATATCGCTTGTAATTCCCACTCATTCATATAGATCATCTCTTCCAATTTCTCAAGGACACGCTCATCATCAATCACACCACTTTCAAGCGTAGTGATCTCACATTCTCCCATACGCTCTAAGTTGGTATAAGAGACACCATCGCGCTTTTCTTTAGCGACTAGTCCATATTTAGTAGCTACAAAGGAGAAACTATCGCAAAACCAATAATCGTCCATCTGGACCATCGTGGATATAGCGAATAAGTCGTTAACCTTACCAACATCGACACCAATCCAAACCCTACGCTTACGTGTGTTTGGATTTTCATCGAGTTCAGCTTGTTGCCAGCTCGATTTATCCATATATGAGCTTTCTGATGATTGTCTCCACATATTAAAGTTCTTAACCAGCACCTCATTAACTGTGCCAGTTTCAAGTGATACTTTCCTACGTGTTCTTAAATAGTCAATCATGTTATCGTAGAGTGCTTCAACTTCTAAAATAGGGTTTGATTTAATCCAGTTTGCTTCATCTTTGATTTCTTCTTCATTGTCTTGTTCAGCAATAAATGCAAAGTAACCGTCATCTGTGATTTCATCATTTAAAATCCGTTCGATGTATGGGTACTCGATTGTGTGCATTGGTACATTCAAATCAAATCCAGCGGTTGAGATAATCAAAATCAATGGATTATCTAACTGCCCTTGACCAGATTCAAGTAGCTCGATCATTTCATTCGTTTTAGATGCTGCAAACTCATCTAGCACACCAACATAAGGTTCAAATCCATCGACTGCCCCCGTATCTCGTGAAAGTGGTCGTATATAAGATTCATCTACCAAATTGCGCAATTCCTCACGCACTCGTTTAGTGGCTTTTCGGACATCTTCATCTTGCGCCCTCAATGCATCTAACTGCTTACGTGCCATCTCGAATGCTATCTTTGCCTGCGTTTTATCGTTTGCTGTACAAAATAACTGTCTGGACATTGCTGGATTCCTACCAAACAGAAATTCATAAAGCAAGATACCAGCCACAAGAATCGTTTTACCATTCTTGCGGGCCAGCGAGATCATCGCTTTTCTAAAACGTCTGATAGTCTTGTCTGATTTTCTGCGCCAACCGTACAAACTAGCGATGATGAATTTCTGAAATTCTGCTAGTGGGTAAGGTTTGCCAGTTTTGACATCTGGGAGGATTTCAATAAAATCAATCGGGTTTTGCGCCATGTCTGGAAAGTAGTCGTAGTCGCTATTTGGAATATTCTCCAAATCTCGCATATGTCGTTTGCAAGCCTTATAGACTTTCGCACTCACTCTACGCTTTCCGTCAAGCACTTCTTTAGCGTACTTATAAGCTACATCTTGATATTTCTTATCTACAATTGTTTTCATCCTCCTTTCTGACAAAATAAAAAGCGAGTGATTACAACTCGCTAGCTATTATTTTTTAAACTTTTAATAAATCTGTTTTTGATACAAACTCCGACCAAAAACGTAGGCTCTTAATGGCTTGTTCTGTAGTAACTCCTGCACCACTCAAGTCTTTTCTGAGATTATTTACTTGTTCTGGCTTTAAAGCTAACAATTCAATTTCCATTTCACCCTCCAAATTTATCAAATATACTGGTTTTCTTCTCTTCCACTTGGGGTACATACAATTTCATTCGACTATCCACGGTCAAACCAAGTTGTGATGCTGCTCGTGTTAAGTTAGTAGTCGCACGTTCAAGACTGTATAGCATTTTATTTGGTAAGACTTTACCACTGCTTGTCTCGTATACGTACCCTTCCTTCTGCAATCCACGAGAGATTTCCTTATAGACCGCATACCACGTACAATAGGTCTCTAAAATCGCTCGATCCAGATTTCTGAGGGGTAGCTTTCGCAGGTCATTAATCACGCGCTTATATTCTGCCTTTGCAATAGCATCGAAGTGTTTTGGCGGTGTGATCTGCA